CTTATTAACGTCATTTAAAGATTTATGTACATTTGTCATAGCACTTGCTGTATAGTGGTCAACCTTTTGTGATTTTCCATTTGCAAACTTTATACTCTTATGTTGTTTGTTTGCAACAATGTTATGTAAATGGTCCATTGTACTTTCTTCAAATGTTCCATTATTTAGTCGGTTTACCTCTTCGGATTGTAAAGGAGTTTGAATGCCTTTAGGACCGTAAGGAACGGTAAAGTATTTGTTTAATTTAGCATTATAATATAATGCAACTTTCATGCCATTAGGATATGGTCTGAAAGATTTTCTCTTAAGAAGTAAAACAAAAGGTGGGTCTTTAGGATTATCACCTTTCTTTTCTACTACCATTTCTAATTCAATAGGAAGTTCCACATCTTCACGAACAGCTCTTCTTGTTCTTTGAAAAATCTGTGGGTTATCTGTTAAAAGTCCAACCATTTTACCAAATAAGTCTTGAAGTAACCTTCTCTCATGAGGAGGAAATACAGGACGTTCAGTCTCCATTTTATCTAAGATACGATGAAGCTTTGCTAACTTAGTTTTATCGGCTAAACCGGCACGAACAAGAACATCAAACTTTTTATAGTCTTTTTTCTCTACAGTTTTCTTATTAGCTTCGAGTAGAGTATCTGTGCCTTTAAAATCAAATAAGCTTTTCATTGAATCCTTACCTTAAAAGTGTTGAGTATCATCTAGGCGATGAATGTGTGAGCCTTCTTCTGGTTCTGCATCAGCGGTATCTTGTACTTCAACCTCTGGTGCCACATAATCTTGATACCCAGTGTTTTGATTAATTTCATCAGGATTATTAATTTCATCCTGTGTCATAGGATTAACATCAGCAAACATATCTTTTGCAATATCAGTCTTCTTGTCATCTAGACTTTGAAACGCTCTTTGTGATAAAAGATTGTCTAGGCTTTCTGTAGCATCTTTAGCTTGAGCTGAAGCTACTTGGTTTATAAAATCAACTATTTCTGTCATAATTTTTCTCCGTTATTCTTTATTTATGCACCGAACTTAGCCACGTCATCATCAAGTTCTGGTGTTTCTGATTCCGTATCGTCAGCATCTTTTGTATTATCTTCTGGTGGAAATTGACTAGCATCTACTTCGCTTTGGCCAAATGTAACTCCACTTTCTTGTTCATCTGCAATCTCTGTTTCCATTGTTTCAATTTCTTCGCCAGACATATGCAGAACGTTTTTCTTAACCCACTCTGTTGAGTAATAACGACCAATATATGGGTCTACAACACTAAGAAGATTAACTCTTTCACGAAGCAATTCAGCTTCTCTTAGTTCTGTAAAGTTATTATCTTTAAGATAGTCATAGTAAATATGTTCTTGCATGTCGTGCCAATCTTCTAAGGAACAAATACCCTTAAGCACACACTGCGTTTTTAAAGCATGGTCAAATACTTGTGAAAATTTATTTCTTAATCGAGTTATAAATTTACCAAACTTAACTTCATCTCTTGTTACTTCAGTTGACCGACCGAGACCAATCATACCTCCGCTTGATGGTTCCATTCTTGAGATTGGAACATTCAAAGATTGCATAAGTTTATTCTTAAAGTATTTTACATCTTCTAGTTCGCCAAGATTTTGACCAGCAGGCAATGTAGTAATTTCTGTTCCTTTGCCACCTTCTCTACGAGGTAACCAGAAATCTTCTAGCATTGACATATGTTTTCTGTCGTCTCTTAACTCACCAGTTGAAGCATCATAAACCATTTTATTTCTATACTTAACCATTACATCTTTTAGATATTGTTCAGCTTTACCTTTTGGTAAGTTGCCCACATCGATGTAAAATATTCTTCTTTCAGGTGCCCTTGATAATCTATAAATGACAATCGCATCTTCAACCATTCTTAATTGATTAAGTGGTTTAATTGCCTTGTGTAAATATGAAATTACAAAAGTATTCTTTGCATCCATTAGTCCAGAATTAACATTAATAATGGATTCGGGAGCTATCTTCAGACCAGAATTTACATTTTGTCCAAAAGATTGTGTTGATTGTCCTTTATCATTATAAACATAATACTCGGCCATTGATTCTATAATCATTGCACCGGTTTTAGGGTCTTTGATTTTCTTAACTTCACGCACTTTACGAATCTTGCGTGGGTCAATATATCTTAATTCTTTAATTCCTTCTTTAGGTCTCTTTTCATCGACAACGATGTGATAGTAAATTCTACCATCAATATACCATCTCTTAAATAAATCATCAGCATAATTATTAAAATTTAACATTGATAATACATTGTTAAACTCATCTCTGATTTTTTTCTTTATTGATTCTGGTTGTCTAAGGTTGTCTAGACGAACATCGACAGATTTGCCGGACTCATCATGTGTAATTGCTTCGTTGACAATATCGTCAATGGCCATTTCCATTTCTGCATGGTTTGCCATCTCCCGATATCTGGTAATAAGTTCAATCTCGTTACGAACCGAACCTTCTAAATCAAGATATGTACCATAATGAGCATTACCGCTAACGGTAACAGCACCATCGTCCATAGTTGTACTTGGTAAAGTAAAGGAAGGCTTAGTGGACGCTGAGGTTTGCTCAATGTCCTTTTTGCCTAAGGTGAACCCGAAAAGCTTAATACTCATAATTTATCATCCTATAAAAAAAATAGAGATGGCCAGAGAGGCCATCCTATTACACAACACCGTCTTCGACTGACTCCCACCATTGGTATGATAGAGTAACCGAAAATTCTTCCATTGTATCATTTGCACCCCAATCAACATCGATTGGTGTTAAGTCGGTTGGAAATAATCCGATAAACTTATATTTCTTAAGTGCATTTCCTGCTTTTCCGTATTGCGTTACCTCACCATCAACGGAATATCCGCCTGGTGATGTAGCAAGTGGATTTCTCACATTAAGATTATGACTGTTAATACCGTTCATCCATCTTTCGAAGGCGTTACGGACACTAAAGTCTTCATCATTAATAACCGAGATAGTCCAGTCCATGAAGGTTCTATTACCTACAAATTTAAGTTCACGACCAAAGTATTGAACTGGAACAACACCGAGCGTAGCGCCTGGTAGTTGTGCAGTTTTACACATGAAGGTCATTTTTTGTTGTGCGTTTCCAGCATTAGAAAATGCAGGAAAAGGCATAGAGACTTCAAACAGATTGGGACGAGCACCGTCACCAATCATTTGACTTCTAAATTCGTTTACGTTAAATGCCATTTAATTTCTCCTGTTTTATCTATTTATTAGAACTGTCCAACGACTTCATCGAATGAAACGCCGGTTCTAACTGCAACAAAGTTTAGTTGAATAAAGTTAATTGACCTTGCTGGTTTGATGTAAATATCACCAACAAATCTGTTACTATCAATTACTTCGCCTGTATTATTTGATTCATCACAAACTACACGAAAGTCTGTAATGCCTCTACGACCTTGAATATCTCTTAGATATGGTTCAACAAGACTCACAAATTGAGCTCTGGTGAACTGGTCATTAAATTCAAACATTGAGAATCTAGCAGCACGAGCAATTGCTTTTTCAATTACGATAAACAATCTTCGAACATTGATTCTATCAAAGGCTGATGGTTTAAATAACAATGTTTTGTCACCAAACAATTGTGTACCTTCGCCTGGGAATGTCATGACTGGATTAATACCTTTATTATAAAGGGTATCTCTATCTGCCTTAACAGGATTCCATGCAAGTTTCAATACATTTCTCATGATGCCTCTGTTAGGACCAGCAGGTGAGAACCAAGGGTCTCTTTCGAGGTCAGTTCTTGCTGTAAGACCAGCAGTATCGCCATTAACTGGCACCCAACGATATACATCATTGTATTTGTCATATGTATATTTCCAGTTACAATCCATAACTGCATATGAAGATGAAGTCAAAGTATCTCTATAAGCAACAGTGTTAGTTGTTTCAGAACCAGCAGCGTTTACAACATCTGATTTTTCTGGTGAGATATATGCCATACAATCTTTTCTTGTTTCTGCTAATGTAATAAGTTTTGAAGCTACTGTTACTTCAGCAGGTCCTGCCATTAGTAAATTAACATCTACTGTATCGCCATTTGCAAATTCATCATAAGCAAGAATGGTATTAGCAGTAGTTATTGGTCCGTCTATGCCTAGTCCTAGTGAGTATGTTGATTGGGTTGCTAAGTTTGTAAAAGCTTTAGCAGGTGTAGCAGTATTTCCCCAATTACCAGTAACTAGATTAGGTGAAACTGGATG